AACTTCTCCAGTCATCACTAAGGAGACATCAATATTTTCCGGATTTCTAAAGAAATTAAAACCTGCGATTCTATCAGCATCACTAGCTGATGAATTACCATCATCTCCTCCTGATAGAGAATTTGTTACATTAAATCTAGCAGATCCAATATTACCACCTAAATTCAATGAATATGATCCATTATAAGGTTTAGTTTCCCCAAAGGTCAATTCACTTCCCCAAGATCTACTAATAGGAATTACATTTGTAAGACCATCACCAACACTACTATGATCCAACCATCTTAAAAATTCTGATGTACGATTTATTATTTCTTTATAATATATACTGTTTCCATTTTCTCCTACAGCATTACTTGCCACTGAAAGATTTGAATATCTCTCTAAAACTGAAACTGAAGATTTTGTTCCGAATCCTCTTTTATCTGGAGTTCCAGTAATCAGTCCATCCTCATCTAAAACAATTATGTGAACTTCATCTAAAATATCTTTATTTCCAGTTTCTTTTGCTGCATAGGCACTGGTTAAGGGTGCATTTTCGAAACTACTTCTATATTCCCACTCTCTGGTGAAAGTAGCAGCAGAAACAGAATTATCAACCGGTTCGACTAATGTTAAAGCTAGATTAGATTCTATTGATGCCACTTTTCTAGCAACATCCACACCTTGTGAATCAGTAAATCTTAATATATCTCCAACACTAAGTTGATACTGGAAAAATGTTTTTGAACCAATCACACTTTTTGAATTTGACGGAATACTAATTTCACCGAACATTGTTGATTCTTCAAATGCTGATCGAGCATATCTAATGATAGTATTTGCCGCAACAGATGATTCCTCAAATAAATTTATTTCAACATTACCTGCATTATTTGGATCATACTTTACTGCCGTGAAATTAGTATTACTTGCAACATTTGTTACAATACCTTGAATTCCATTGTGTATTTCAATCACATCACCAACACGTAATTCGTTAACAGCATCGTTACCACCTGTTCCTTCAAATAAGGTTACATTAGGATCTGCATCAAATAAACCAGTTAATTCAACTTTAGTGTTTGCTGCATGTATTACAGAACCATCTGCACTCAATTCGGTATTTGCTCTGTCTGGTAAACACATGCTAACTTTTAAACTATTTCCAATGCTGCCAGGATATTTTGAACAAAAATTAATTCCATCACTTCCTGTACTTTCAAAATTCTTTTCATAATCATCATCATTTTCAACTAAAATTCCAGTTCCTGAAGTAGAAGAGTTTTTTGCCAAACTTGTATTTGCAGCACGTACTACTTGTAGATTATTAGAATAAGACAAAAAACTAGCTGCTGTCATAACTGATGGATATGTGTATTGATCTGTTTTACCAAATTTTGCAACTAAATCATTATCATCTACAACAGATACAATTTCGTTTATTGGGCCCCATTTAAAAAGTCCTGAAAATGCTCCAACGGATGTTGAAGGAATTGGTACCCTAGTGGTCAAATCAACTTCAGAAACATTTACCCCTGGACTAACCATAAATGCCATACTTTCTCCTGTGATCTCGTTTATAAATTCATACTATTCATATTTATTAAAATATCATTTTTCAGACCGTTACTTATTTATTATGATATAAATATTTTTATGATAACAGATAAAGATAGAAAAAGATTTGAAAAAAAAATTATAAAAACAGAGGATTGTCATTTTTGGACAGCAGGAAAAACCAAACAAGGTTATGGAATGTTTTCATACTTAGGAAAATCTATGCCTGCTCATAGATTCTCATACTTGTTATATAATGGAAATATTAAAGATGATAAAATAGTGCATCAAAAATGTAATAATACTTATTGTGTAAATCCAAAACATTTAATTCTAAAAAATAAAAGCGAAACTAGAAAAAATTTTTATCACATAAGAATTAACGATGAAATGATTTTTAATGAATCTATTAGATATCTAGAAAAACTAAAAAAAATCAGACCTGATTTGAAAAAAGATATTGAAATTATAATACAAAAAATAAAAATTCCAGATAATGTATTACAAATAAATATTGAAAATTAAAAACTATCTGAATAAGAAAATTCCTTTTCGATCACCCAATCCTGATTACCCATTCTTACTGTTGATGGTTCATATGAACCTAAACCGTCTTCAATAAATCCAAAAGGCATCAAATTTGCCTCTGCCTCCATTAATTGTTCCTTATAGAGTTTTTCACGCAAATCTAAGTCTGTAATTTCAGTAAAATATTTTTGATTGACTAACCATCCAAACAAAAATAATGTTGTTATAAGATCATCATGATAACCTTCATCAGCTTCATAACTTTGACCTTTTGCTACAAAAGTTGTCAATTCTGTTATAGTATCCAAATCATAAATTATTAGTTTATCATTTTCGATCAAATCTTTTAATGTTGAACAACCTTTTCTTTTCACTTCTTTAGTAGTTCTAACACCCAATTGAGCGCCTTTTCCAAATCCAGCACCTAATGTTTGACCACTTCTCCCCAAAACACTGCTTTGAAAAATATTTTCATACATCAATTCATGATGCAAAATATCAGCAACTTGGCTACCTATATCGTTTGTTTCGACTAAAATATATGCTTTATTATAATATTCACTGACATTTTGTATAACCGAAGGAAAAACCATTGGAGATATATTAGGATCTCTAAATTTTGCAACTTGTATGTATGGAAATTTTGATATGTCTATAATTGAAAATGCTGAAAAATCCTGACCTCTGCCTCTCGCAGTATCTACAATACATACGTAAGAATGTGTTATTTGAACATCCTCATAAACATTTAAACAACCTTTAACTTGTATAGGTTTCTTATATGCCATAGTTCTTAATTTTGAAGCATTTATTAATGTATTCGTAGATCCTATAAATTCACACTCATACTCCTGGGCAAATTGCTGCTCACTGGTATTTCTGATTGTTTCTTCTTTCCAAATTTCATCTCTACCTGGAACTTGCGACCAATGAACATCAATAGGAACATAATCACTTCTACCTTCTTCCGCATCTATCCACATTTTGTAAAACATATTCAAACCTTTTGGAGTAGATACTATAAAAACTTTTGTAGTTTTTCCAGAAGAAATCGTAGGATAAACAGAAGTAAAAAATTGTTCTGCTAATGCAGGGGGATCAATGTGTGCAAATTCGTCCATAAAAATAATATTAAAAGACGAACCACGCACAGCAGATGACGATGTTGATGCTGCCATAACCTTACTGCCGTTTTCCAATTCTATATTACCTCTATTCCAAACTACAACTCCTTGCTGCAACCATTGAGGTAAATTTTCATATGCTGTTTTCAAACGATCTAGAATTTCTCTGGCAGTAGAACCTTTGTTGGCTAAAATTGCAATATTAGATTGCTCATTGAATAGAGCATAGTGCAACAAATAAGAAACAATCGTGGTTGATTTTCCAGTTTGTCTTGGCATTTTACATATAACAAAGCGGTTTGAATGAAATGTATTTACCATTTCTTCTTGATAATCATATAAGTCAAAATTCACTAATCCACGATCTACATGCACAATTTTAACATAATTTCTTGCAAAATGTATTGGATCTTTTGCGCACACCACATACTCTTTTAGAGTATTTTCATCGTATTCAACTTGAACGTGTGCAGCCTTTAAAAGTGGATTCCCAAGATAATTTTGTGTTGGCATTACGAAACCTTTATAAAATGACTAGATTGTTTTGTGTTAGATGATGCATACAAAAAAATCAAAGTTGTTAATTCATCTTTTTGCTTTGCGGTTCCAGATTCCAATATATCAACTAATTGTAAACATAAAAATTTCGAATTAATAAAATTAATTCCTTTCTCCATTAATGCTGCATGAAAAGAGTTGATGTCTAGTGCTTGACCTTTTTTATTATATTTTTTATATTGATCATAATAATTTTTTAAAACATTTTCATCTTTTTCTTGTATTTTTTTATAAAGTTTTGAGAATATTTTATTCTCATCATCCGCAGTTTTAAAACTTTTGCTATTGGAAAATACTGATTTTTTATACACTTCTTCAACATAAAAATCAACATTACCGCCTCCGATTTTACCACCAGCGGCAGATTTACCCTTTATTTCACCTTGCCAACTCACTGGACCTTGAAAAGTTCTAAATTGAACTTCTCCTCCATCACTATGTAAATACATGTCTTGTGATGAAAAAAAATCATTTGTTTTACCCCATTTCCATTCTTTAAACTTATATGATGGTTTAATTTCATTCGGCGCATTGTATGTTTTTATAGTAGCAACTGCTCCTTTTCCTATTCTTTTCAAAGAAATTCCCAACAATCTAATTTTTTGAATTGTTTTTAAGAGTGCAGCTTCTTCTGCTACCTTTGTATTTAAAGCGCCCCAAGATGTTGCAGATTCTTTTAGTGGTTTAGAATTTTGATCTAGAGTGGTTGCCCAAATATCACCAGGATTCCATTTATCATCTGAAAAAGAACCAGGTGCTTGTGCTTTTATATTTCGTTCCTGCGCAAATTTTTTATCTAGAGTGTGAACTGTTTTTTTTGCATCATACAGTGCTTTCATAAATTTTGAACCACGATGAAAATAAATGTATTTACCGCTTTCAAAATGATTTTTATAATTATCATATAATTTATTTGCGATTTTTATAAAAACCATATCATCGATCCAATCAACGGGAACATTTTTTATGCAAGAATCATAGGATTTTGAGGTTACGCAATATTTTTTTGCTGTATCCATAGATTCTAATTGTTTACTCTGCATCATCATATCAGTTTCAGAGATTTTTTTCTTTAAAATATTGAAAACTAATGAACAATAAAAACACTGCATACATTCAACAATTTCAGTGTCATCAGATCCGCCTCCTGATCCACCGCCTCCACCAAAATCAGGATCCTTAAACACTTCCTTAATTGATATTTTTTTGTATGATTTCTTATCTTTGATGCTCTCATTAGGTAAAATATATGTCAGAATACCATCCCAACCATTTGAATTTTTTGTCTCGTAGTTTACACCTAATATTTTTTGACCATCTTTTGTAGATCCAATTATAAAATTTTTTCTATCATTTATTTTACCGAAAATAATCTGTTTTCTTGTCTTGCCAGCATACGGACCTTTACTTGCGGTTTTATTAAAATCACCTGATTTTAAATTAGCCATTTTTTAATCCTTATCCTTTAACATTTTTTGTAATTCTGCTGTGCTACCCACGAATAGAGCATTAGTAACGTTTTTAGGAGATGATTTTGTTTCTTTTGTTATATCTTTTATCTGCTTATGGACATTTAACAAATTTTGATTTTGTTCACCGACAGTTTTTATTAATTGTCCCAAAACTTCATACATTCTAGCATTACCGCTATCTTTAGCTTCTTGCATCAATTCACTGATAGCATCTTGACCTCTTTCAATAATATTATAAATATTTTCTCTAGCATATTTGTAGTCATTTTCCACATCTTCTTCATTTGATTCGACTTTCACTTTTTCAACAACATTTGAACTGTATCTGATTTCACTTGATATGTCAAGTAAATCATCTAATTTTTCAGAAAATTCTTTCATTTTTCCTCATACCAATTACCATTAATATTTTTGCAATAATCACTTGCATTTTTTAATTCTTCACCTAATTCATTATTTCTTAATTTTGTTATAAAATACTCTTGCGGAACTTTTTTTCTCAAGTGATCTATTGAACACCCACAATGCAATGCAACTTTTTGACCATTCCATTTTTTATCATTAACATATTTTTTATCATAAACTTCTGTCAAACTTTTCATACAACTAATCATGCCATATTGTATAATAGTTGATTTCCACGGATCAATTTGTTCTTTCTCCTTTATAGTACAAGAAGATAAAAATAATAACACTAAAATAAAATATTTCATGATTCATACTCATCTGTGTCAGCATCATATAATACTGGAGGATTAAAAATTGTTAAGGTCTTGTCGACCAATTCTTTACTGTTTTCTGTCTGGGGTTCAATGGTAATATCTGATATTACATTTCTATGACTTAAATTATCATTACTAGTTTCAAAAAGAAAATAATCATCATTTTCTAATTTGATTCTTTCATTCGCATAATTAGTTGAACTTTCCAACTCCAAATAATCTAAATTAAACTCACCCTGATTATTAATGTCTAAATCTCTGAATGCTATAGAAATGGATTTTATTATTTTATCAGATGATTTTATATTAGGATATATGAAACCTTTTAAAGTAAAATCTAAAGTCCAAACTATTGCTCTCCTTTGAGTAAAATCACCTATATACTCATCTTCTACTGATGCGGAATTTAAAATAATTGGAACATCTAATTTAATACCCATTTCCGTAAGAATATTTACACTGACTGTAAATTCTGGAGTAAAAAAAGGTAAAATCTGTTCTAATATTTGTGTACCATCTTCAGCATTTTCAACAAATAAAAACAAACTAAAATCAAATGTATATGGATTTGGATTATATAACGATTTCAGTATTCTGTTACCATCATCAAAACTTTTTCTGAATTGTCTGCCAATAGGATTTAATTTTCTCTCTGGATCATAATTAATATTGGTCATTTCAAAACCAATTCTAGGTAACTTAATCGATATTTGA